TCGTAGGCTTGCTGATGACCCAAGAACAGAAGAACCGAGATTACGAGTGTTTTCTAATTGTAGCAACACTGTCAAGCAATTGGCAGCAATTCCTCTTTCCAAAACTAACAGTGAAGACGTAGACACTAAAGCAGAAGATCACGCATACGATGCTCTAAGGTATATGATGATGACAAGGATGACAGGGTATGCAGCAATTCATCAAACGCTTAATGGCATCAAGGCTCAAGTCTATCAAGTACAGAATGAAACATTTGGATATTAGTAAATGGCAGAAATAACAGATACAATGACTTTAGGAGATGCTCTAGATTTTTCTATAGATAGAGCTGTATCCTTAGATGACAAAGCTGCTGCAGATAGACTAAAAACTTTTAAAAATAACATAGTCAAAGGTAAGCTAGGTAAAAATGTAGGATTAAGTAGTGACTATGCTTCCACCCTCAAAAGCCCAGAGTTTATAACAGAGGTAGGAGAAAAAGGAACAACAAAAGCAAACTACTATACATCTGCACAAGCTCTTGAAAAATACGTAAATCAAGGAAACATTGAATTAGATAAACCTGAAACAAATGTATTCGGAGCAACGGGTACAGCAAAGAAGTCAGGATTAAGTAAAGGTCAAACTCGTGGTGCATTAAATATGCGTGGCACGATACCTATGGCAGAGATAGATAAAATTTATGCTCAAGCTTTTGATAATATAAAAGCTGACAAAACTGTAAGTGATGCCACAAAAGATTTTCTATTATATCATAGGTATACAATACAAAGAGTTGATACCATACTTGAAGACAAGGCAGATTACAAATCCTTACGTTTAAGTGATGTAACTATATTTGATGAGGATGGTACTACTACTGTCAGTGTGGCAGGTGAAACACGAGGGAAGAAGACAAGAAATCCTGTAACTTACAAAGGTGCTTTTGCAGAATTTTTAAAAGATGTATATGAAAAAGCAAAAAGTGCAAACCCTAAGATGCCTAACGCTGAAATTAAATTATTTAACACAAGTTCTGCCAAAGCATCATCAGCATTTAAAAAACACATAGCTCCTCTGTTTGTTGATAAGTTTGAAAGTTTCTTACCTGTTGACAAGAGTGGTAAAGTACAAACAGGCTTAACGACTATAGTAAGATCAGCCACTATTGAAGCTCTTGAAAGTGATTTAAAATTAACTGGTAATCTTGGTGACGATTTTATGGGTCACAAAGATGTAACTACAAAAGGAAAATCATACAAAGCAAATAGTCCTGAATCAAAATCAATTGGAAACATAACAGAGAACTTACTTAAAAACTCTGCCACAAATTTACAAACAGGTACAGTCAATTCTTTATTTACACAGTATGGTATAAACTCTCCATCTTTAGATATAAACACATCGAACAAATCTTTTCCTGCACATGAAGGTAAATTTTCTTTTGGAACTGCTGACTTAACAAAAGAAAGTGTATCAAGACCTCCTACAGATGCAGAGATAAAACTTGATGCTGCAAAAACTTTAACCAACGTAAAAAGAGAAGAACTTGTACAAGAAGAATTAGTAACAAAAAAATTAGGTAAAACAAAAGAAAAGTTAACCTTACAAAGTGAAGTTGCTGAATTAACTAATGAACAAACCATCAAAAAAATAAAACAAGAAGATAAAGACAAGGCAGTAAGAAAACAACTAAAAGCTGAAAATGCAATCCTTGCTAAACAAGAAGCCTATAAAAACATATCACCTGAAGGTGTAGAGATGTTAAAGGCTCAAGGTCTTTGGGATGATATAGTAAAAGGTGCGACTGATGCTGCAAAGTCTAAAGCAGGTAAAACTATCCTGACAGGTGCGGCAGCAATAGCATCTACAATTGCAAAGTCTGCTCCTATATTAACACCCGTTCCGGGAGCTATTGAATATTCACAATCAAGAGATGAGGGCAAATCAGTACCCGAATCCATAATGAGAGCAGGCGTTGAGACAATTAATCCGTTCCCATTCAGTATGAGAGACGTAGATAAAACAATTGAATCTGGAGTTGAAAAAGCTGCAGAAGAAACAGAAGGTGGGTCTTTCTTAGATGCACTTTCAGGCTCATTGACAGGTATGCCAATGGGATTAGCTGGGGGATACTCCTCTGGTGGATTTGTAAACAGGCAGAATAGGAGATAACTATGCCAAATAATAATTACAACTATGGTGCTTCATACATAATGAACTCATCTAACACTTCAGTTGATGACCCAATGGGATCAAATCAATTAACTAGAGAAGGAATGGACTTTGACATGTCCAACACTGGTAACAATGAGTTACAAGTTGATATGCCAAAGAAACAATCCAAACCAACAGTAGAAGCATCTCTGTTTAAGATGGCTGAAGAAAGAGACTACTAAAATATAAGGATTACACATGGCTGATAATTTCCTTGAACCAGAAGACGATACTGCTATACCTATACAAAACCCTGCAGAACAAATGCCGGGTCTTGCAGGTTATGTAAGAAGAAAGTTTGATGATTCTGAGAATGGAAGACGTACCCACGAACACAGGTGGCTACAAGCTTACAAAAACTTCAGAGGTATCTACGATTCTACCACGCAGTACAGAGATTCTGAAAGATCAAAAGTCTTTATAAAGATAACTAAAACAAAAGTTCTTGCAGCGTATGGTCAGATAGTTGACATACTATTTGCTAACAAGAAGTTTCCTTTAGTTGTTGAGCCTACTCCAATGCCAGAAGGTATTGAAGAGTTTGCACATCAAAAGACTCCTCTTGATGAAATGTCTGACCCTTACGGTTTTGAAGGAGATGGTCAACAGCTTGCTCCGGGTGCTTTGTCTATAGGGAAACCTCACAAGTTGGGATCATATGATAAAGAACTTCCTAATGTCTTAGCTGCAGGACCTTCCAAAATGGGAGAACCTCAAGTTAAACCTGCTCAAAAGATGGCATTACGTATGGAGAAATGTATTCACGATCAACTGTTGGATACTAACGCTGTAAATGTATTTCGTAAAGCTATCTTTGAATCATCTCTTCTAGGTACAGGTATTGTAAAAGGACCTTTCAACTTTTACAAACGTGTTCATAAGTGGGAGAAAGATGAGCAAGGAAATAGAACATATGTTCCCTATGAAAAAGTAGTACCTCGCATAGAATCTGTTTCTGTGTGGGATTTTCATCCTGATCCATCTGCGACTAGTATCGAAGACTGTGAATATGTAATACAAAGACATCGTATGAGCAGACAGCAACTACGATCTCTTGTTATGCGACCTCATTTCGATGCAGAAGCAATAGAAGAATGTTTAGCTGAAGGTCCTAACTACGAAGATAAGTACTATGAAGATACTATCCGTGAAGATGAAACCGAACCATACTACCAAGAGAATAGATTTGAAGTTCTTGAGTACTGGGGGGTCATTGATAAAAAATACGCTGACGAAGTCGGCATGGATGGCATCAATGAAATGTCAGAGTTTGATCAAATACAAGTAAACGTATGGGTATGTGGTAGCATGATACTTAGATGTGTAGCTAATCCATTTACTCCTGCTAGAATACCATATCAAGCATTTCCATTTGAAATCAACCCATATCAACTGTGGGGTGTCGGTGTAGCAGAGAACATGGAAGATGCACAGTTGCTTATGAATGGTCATGTAAGAATGGCTATTGATAACTTAGCACTTGCAGGTAATCTTGTGTTTGATGTAGATGAAGCAAGTTTAGTTCCCGGACAAAACATGGACATATTTCCCGGAAAGATATTCCGAAGACAGTCTGGTGTGACAGGAACTGCAATCAACGGTCTTAAGTTTCCAAACACTGCAGGTGAAAATATACAGATGTATCAAATATCTCGCCAACTTGCAGATGAAGAGACGGGCATACCATCAATCATGCACGGACAAACAGGAGTTACAGGAACAGGTAGAACTGCAGCAGGTTTATCTATGTTGATGGGTTCTGCAGGTCTTGCAATGAAGACAGTTATAAAAAACATTGATGATAACTTACTTAAGCCATTAGGAGAAGCTTATTTTCAATGGAACATGCAGTTTAACGATGATGTTGATGACATACAAGGTGACTTGGAGATTAAACCTCGTGGGGTTGCAGCAGTAATGCAAAAAGAAGTACGTAGTCAGAGATTAACATCCTTACTACAGACCGTAGCAAACCCTATGCTTGCACCTTTTATAAAGATACCTAATCTTATGAGAGAATTAGCAATTGCACAAGACATAGACCCTGATAG